GGCTGGAGCTATGAAAGATAAGAAAGGTGAACCAACTAGAAAAGCTATGGCTTTGAAAAAATGGGGATTTGGTAGCGTAGGTGCTGCAAGTAGCTTTTGTCAAAAACACAAAAAAAGCTAACACTATGAAATCAAAAGGATTAGGAGACACCGTAGAAAAAATAACAAAAGCAACAGGTATTAAAACAATGGTAGATAAAGTTTCAAAAGGTTTAAACATACCTTGTGGCTGCGCTGCTAGAAGAGAAGCATTAAATAAATTAGTCCCATATAAAAAATAATAAGATGAGTTACAAACAAGTACCAATTACAGCAAAGATATTAAAGACAACTAAAGGAGGCGTTACACAACCTATATTAAATATGGGCGCACCTGTTAAAATGAAAGCGCCTTCAGTAGCTAAACAAGGCGGAAAGTATAATAAAAGAACAAGAGGAAGCAGAGCAAATATAGAAAAACCTGCGTATGTAAAAAAACCTGGTAGAAATGCAAAAGCTCGTATGTTTTTTACTCCCGGAGGAGAAGATTTTTTAAAAGCTAAAGAGTCTAAAGAAATAAAAACCACCAAAAAAGTAGAGGTTGCTGGTAATGTAAAAGGTAAGTTAAAACCGGGCGAAGGTGTTCTTAAAAGCCCTAAGCAAAAAGCTAAATTAACCAAGAAGCAAGAAAGCTTTATTAAAGATCCAACCGGAGGAGTAACCAAACCGCCAAAAACAAAATCTACTAAAATTACTGGTAAAATTGGATCAGATTTACGTAGACAGCAGTATAAAGATAAAGGTTGGGCTGATGATGCTACAACAATGAAGCCTAAAGTTAAAGCTGCAAATACAATTAAAGCAAAAAAAGGAGTTGATGTTAAAAAAGCTAGAACTACTTCATTGGAAACTAAATTAGATCCTAAAGCTCTTAAAACACAAGTAGCTAAAGTTAATTCTAAAAAAGCAGAGCCATCAAAAGGAAATGTTCGTAAAGCTAATAGAAAATTAGATTCAGCTGATAGAAAAGATTCTAGAGCATCTAGAGTTTCCCAAAAAGCTAAAGATGCTAGAGCTAGTGGTAACACAGCTAAAGCTGATAGATTAGATAGAAGAGTGGGCCGAATTAAGAAAAGAGCTAATAAAAAAAGAGGACAAGCAGCTGGAGCAATAGAAGTTAAATAATGAAAAAGTTATTTCAATGGCTCACAGGCAGCGTTATCAAAGAGATTGGTAACGCTGTTGATAAGCTGACAACAACCGAAGAAGAAAAGCTTATTATCAAAAAGCAAGTTCAAGAGATTCTTGAGCAAGCAGATAATAATGCTCAAATCCAAGTGACAGATCGTTGGAAAGCAGATATGGCTAGTGACAGCTGGTTAGCTAAGAACATAAGACCAATGATACTTGTATTTTTAACATTTGTATTTAGTGCTTTAGCATTTACAGATGGCAATATAGGAGAGTTTAAAATAGCAAAAGAGTACATACCAATATTTCAAACATTACTAGTTACCGTTTACGGAGCTTATTTTGTAGGAAGATCTTGGGAAAAAGGTAAATCAATAGTAAAATAAGTGTAATAACACGTAATTAATAAGTTAAGTATAACAATTAAATCAAATAAAATGAGTAAATTAGAAGACAACGAGTTAAAAGAGTTAAGAGAAAACATTGAAGCAATAAATGGTGCACAGATGAAAATCGGTGGATTGGAATCTCAGAAGCATGAAACATTGCATGAGCTAGCAGGCTTAGTGGAATCTTTTAAAGCAGTGCAAAAAACTTTAGAGGAAAAGTACGGTAAAGTAAACATCGATATTACTACCGGGGAAATTAAGGAAGAAGATGGGGATAGTAAGGAAGATTAGTATAGGTAGAGACTATAAAAATGATGCCATGCACTATGCTGTTGGACAGGAAGTGTATGGTGGTCATACCATAGTTAATATAATAGAAGAAGAAAATAAGTATTCTATTTATATACAAAAAGGCAAAGAAATATTACCTTGGAAAGAATTCAATAAGAATATGGCTATTGCCGTAGAATTTGATTTAGAGTATTAAATGAAAGCAATGTTCGAGTTTATTGTCAAGCCTAAAAACGGTAGAAACAATAACGTAAAGAAAATTGACGGAAATACTCTTTTATTAAATACTGAAATACAAAACCATAACTACGTAAGTAGATTAGGTGTAGTTATAGCAGCTCCGGCTGAAAGTTATAACGGAATAGAAGTAGGTGACGAAGTTATAGTTCATCACAATGTATTTAGAAGATATAGAGATATAAGAGGCGTAGAGAAGAATAGTAAAAGTTTTTTCGAAGAAGATATGTTCTTTGTTGACCCTAGCCAAATATACGCATATAAAAAATCGCAAGAATGGGAAGCTTGTGGAGGTTTCAATTTTGTAAAGCCAATCGAAGAAAATAAAATGTTTTCGATGGATTTTGAAAAGCCACTAGTAGGTGTGTTAAAAACAAAGGATCCTAAATTAACATCAGTTAATGTTGAGGACTTAATAGGTTTTAAACCAGGAAGCGAATACGAATTTATAATAGACGGGCAGAAGCTTTACAGAGTACCCACCAATCAAATCACAATTAAATATGAACGTCAAGGAAACGAAAAGGAGTATAATCCAAGCTGGGCATAGAGCGGTTGAAGAATTGATAAAAGTAGCTAAAGAGGCTATTGTAGATTCAGATGACGATTTAACGGCGGATAAACTTAAGAATGCTGCAGCTACTAAAAAGCTAGCAATATTTGATGCTTTCGAAATACTTTCACGTATTGAAGAAGAAGAAAGAATATTAGAAGATAGACCTAAGGAAGAGGTTGCAAAGGAAGCTTTTAAGGGATTTGCTGAAAAAAGATCTAAGTAATGTATAAGCAGAATTTATATAGCGTAATAACGCCTATAAAGCAAAATACAATATCTAGACTTAACAGGTCTAAGAAATGGAAGTATGGCTATAACAAAGAACACGATGTTGTAGTTATTAGCAAAACTGGAGAAATTGGTAATGTATACGATATACAAGGTTTGAAAATAGCTTTACCTAAAACTCCTATTAAAATAAGTAAATCTAATGATAAATGGACTGTCGAAGAATTCCCAAAAGAACTCAAGCAAATACAAAGCGTATTTGAGTGGAGGGACTATCCGGAGAATTTCCATAAAAAATGGGAACCGTATATAGATGAACAATTCAAACGCAGAGACGAAGGGCATTGGTTTAATAATAAAGGTGTGGATACTTACATTACTGGTACTCACTTTATGTACTTGCAGTGGTCAAAAATTGACGTTGGGAACCCAGACTTTCGGGAATCAAACAGATTATTCTACATATTCTGGGAAGCTTGCAAAGCAGACATCAGAGCTTATGGTATGTGCTATCTCAAGAACAGGCGTTCGGGATTTTCATTCATGGCTTCAGGGGAGACAGTTAACATGGCAACCATATCAAGCGATGCACGGTTTGGGATTTTGTCCAAATCTGGATCCGATGCGAAGAAGATGTTTACAGATAAAGTTGTACCCATTAGTGTTAACTTCCCGTTTTTCTTCAAACCAATACAAGACGGTATGGACAGGCCGAAGACAGAGCTTGCCTACAGAATACCAGCGTCGAGACTCACTAGAAAAAGCATACAGAACAGAAGCGACCAGGAATTACTCGAAGGGTTGGATACAACCATTGACTGGAAGAACACGGGTGATAACTCCTATGATGGAGAAAAACTCAAACTCCTCGTCCACGATGAATCGGGTAAGTGGGAAAGACCGGACAATATATTAAACAACTGGAGGGTAACTAAAACTTGTTTAAGATTAGGTGCTAGAATTATAGGTAAGTGTATGATGGGTAGTACCTCAAACGCTTTAGATAAAGGTGGTGAAAACTTTAAAAAACTTTACAATGATTCAGCTGTTGAAAAAAGAAACCGTAATGGACAAACTAAGTCAGGATTATATTCTTTGTTCATACCTATGGAATGGAATTACGAGGGATTCATTGATTCTTATGGAATGCCTGTATTCGATACCCCATCAGAGGATTGCGTTGGACCAAACAATGAAAAGATTGAGGTAGGCGTAATAGAGCACTGGAACAATGAAGTAGACGGATTAAAAAGTGATCAAGATGCTTTAAATGAATTTTACAGACAATTTCCTAGAACAGAAGAACACGCTTTTAGGGATGAAACAAAAAATAGTATATTTAATTTAGTTAAAATATACGAACAAATAGATTACAACGAGGACCTTGGTAACTCTAACGTGCTTACAACAGGCAGTTTTAGCTGGGAGAATGGTATAAAAGATAGTAGAGTTAGGTTTACACCTAATCCTAGCGGAAGATTTAGAATATCTTGGGTACCAAGTGTTGGTTTACAAAACAATCAAACTATTAGAAACAATATAAAAAGCCCTGGGAACGAACATATGGGTGCTTTTGGTTGTGATAGTTATGATATATCAGGAACAACAGACGGAAGAGGATCTAAAGGAGCTTTGCACGGTCTGACTAAGTTTAGTATGGAAGATGCGCCACCTCATACATTCTTTTTGGAATATGTAGCTAGGCCTCAAACAGCGGAGATATTTTTTGAAGATGTGTTAATGGCATGTATATTTTATGGAATGCCTATACTATGTGAGAACAACAAACCTAGGCTTTTATATTATTTTAAAAGAAGAGGTTATAGGGGTTACTCTATGAATAGACCAGATAAGTTATGGAACAAGCTTTCCGTTACTGAAAAAGAAATAGGTGGTATACCTAACTCTTCTGAAGACATTAAGCAATCACACGCTGCTGCTATAGAATCTTATATAGATCAGTATGTGGGATTAAAAGGAGATGGACAATATGGTACAATGTATTTTAACGAAACGTTAAATGATTGGGCTAAATTTGATATAAATAATAGAACAAAATTTGATGCAGCTATAAGCTCTGGATTAGCTGTTATGGCTTGTAACAGGCATTTATACGCTCCTTCAGCACGAACAGAGAAAAGAAAATTAAATTTAAAAATAGCTAAATACACTAATACTGGTGGTTTATCAAAATTAATAGAAAAATAAAAATATGGCTGAGTCAGTTATAACAAGTTATTTTCCAAGCCAAATTGCTAGCGATGAGGAAAAGATGTCACTGGATTACGGAACATCTGTAGGTAGAGCTATCGAGAGTGAATGGTACACTACAAGTAATGGTCAAGGTAGATTTCAAAGTAATCAAAACACATTTCACAACTTAAGATTGTACGCTCGAGGAGAGCAATCAATTCAAAAGTATAAAGATGA